AAACCTATGAGTATTTTACACCCACTTTTTGTACGTGAAGTGGTGGAAACTGTAGAAAAATATGAACCACGTGTCATTGTAGAAGAAGTGAAAATGACAGCTGAAGTAGATGGTATAACTTATCCAATTATTATTTTCAACTTAAAAAATGGGGTGAATGTATGACGCAAGTTGTATTGCCTGAAATTAATTTTTTAGAAACAGATGCACAAAAATTGGTCACAGATATTATTTCAACTTATGAAAATTTAGAAGGTAGAAAACTTGCACAAGCCGATCCATTGAGGCTTATTTTTTTATCCTGTGTATCTGTGATTACCAAACAAAATGTGGCGATAAATGACGCAGCAAAACAAAATCTACTTTATTATGCACGTGGAGATGTCTTAAAACATAAAGGGGCTGAATTTGATACACCTATTTTAGAAGCAACTTCAGCAACGACCACATTACGTATGTATCTATCTACACCACTTTCATCATCAAGAATTATTAAAGCAGGAGAATTATTAGCTACTTCTAATGAAGGGGCTATTTTTTTTGTTTCGACACATGATGTTGTTATTGAAACAACTGATCTGTTTGTTGATATAAATTTGAAATGTACCATCGCTGGGCCTGAAGGTAATGATTTTATTATTGGAGAAATCAATAGCCTAGTGAAGCCTCTACCATATATAGATAGGGTTGAAAATATAACAGTTTCAGCAGGTGGAGCTTATGAAGAAGATGAGGAATCATATCGAAATCGTATTTATTTAGCTCCTGAAAAACTTTCTAACGCTGGACCAACGGGAGCTTATGAATACTATGCAAGGTCTGCATCTCCTTTAATAAGTGATATTTATGTTGATTCTCCATCAGAAGGACATGTACATATTAGTGTACTACTGCAAGATGGAACATTACCTACAGAAGAAATTATTAATGCTGTATATGAAAAAGTGAATGATCGAACAGTACGGCCATTGACTGATTTTGTAACAGTTGGTGCTCCAGAAACAAATACTTATGTTTTAGATGTCGTTTATTTCATTGAAACAAATGCCGTAGATAAAACTCTCATTCATCAAAAAATAGAACAGGCTATTGATGAATATGAGAAATGGCAATCGTCTAAAATTGGCCGTGACATTAATCCTTCCAAGTTAATTAGTGACTGTATTAAAGCTGGTGCAAAACGTGTAGATGTAAAAACACCTACGTTTACGGTCATCAATAAAGGACAAGTGGCAATATGTAATCAAAGAAATGTAGTGTTTGGTGGTGTAGAGGATGATTGATTTAAAACAAAATACGCTTTTACGTGAAATCCCTGAAAATTTGTTGGTCGATGAGAAAGTAAAAAACCTAGCAAAAGCATTGCAGACATCCTTGGATCAAATGCGTGATTGGGCATATAAAATCAACTACACATTACATTTAGACAAATTAGATGATGCAATTTTAGATCATTTACTGTGGGAAAAACACATCGGTTGGAATGAGGGGTTGTCGCTGGCTGCTACACGGCAACAAAAAATCAATCTTATTCAAACGGCTATAAATACACACAGACGCAAGGGAACACCTGCAGCAATAGAGCAAGTTCTTGAAGCGTTAAATCTACCTGGTGAAGTAATTGAATGGTTTCAGTACGAAGGAGATCCGTTTCACTTTAAGGTTGAAGTAACTACAGCAAACATTACAAGTAATACTTTATTTCTTCTTAGGCGACTAGTAAAGGAGTATAAGAACACACGATCATGGCTTGATTTTGTAGCTGTACGATTGCCACAGTCACAGTACATCGAAATTGAATCTAATAAGTACCATTATCCAGTTTATTTACCTATTTGCGGTGAAATCCATTGTGAAGGTGTACCAGGTGCAGGCACTAAAGAATCTATTGAAATCGAATCTAAAAACTACACATATCCAGTATATACGCCGATATGTGGAGAAATTTATCCGAATGGGGTGATATATACATGGTAACTCGAATTTTATTAGATCGAACACTTCAATTTTGGAGAGACATGATGAAGAAGGCTGTTGTCACAATAGATGGCCAAGATATGATCAAATCATTTCATTCACAAGAAATTGTAGGAGACACAGTCAAGACATATGTATATTTAGATGATGGCCATGGTCATATAACAAATGCTAAATTAGTTGACGCACAAGGGATTGAGTTAGACAGATACACCACATCCATAGAACAAAGTGATGATGGTGTAATGATTATCTTTTCACTGACTGGAACCCTGAAAGGAGAACTGCATGTATGAGTTTAGTGGTCTCTAATAATTATAAGTTGATTTACTGGAGGGATCGTATCTGGAAGATAGGTCCTGATGGCAAGTTGATCCCTCAAAGGGATGAAAATAATCAAATCATTTACAATCCACTCACTGGCCAGCCTGAGTATGAATATTTAGAAACTGGAACACGCGTGAATGCAAAACGCTTAAATCACATGGACGAGGGCATCTATTTGGCACATGATTACATTGTCGAATTAAAAACCACTATTAGACGTATGCAGATCCAAATGGAACTTGATGGTCGTGTGCCAGGAAACAGCGGAACATTTGCTGATACGCTTGATGGCAGCTCAAACAAGATTAAATTAGACACTGCTTTGACTGATGTCATTGCAGCTGTTACAGCTGGCACAACAACTTTAAAAGTGGCTGGTGTTGATGGTTTTACACCATTTACGCAGGTCACTATTTTTGATGACGTGGGAACAGAAGATATAGTGATTACAGCAATTGGTACAGATACAATTACAGTTCAAGCCCTTAAAAATGCGTACAAAAAAGGCGCTAAAGTGGCTCGTAGTAATGTCTCAATTGATACAGTCAATGCAGAAATGGGTGTTGGCGATTGGCAAACTTATAGCGTTGAATTAGTGGAGGTGGTATAACGATGGTGCAATATTATTACGATAAATACAATTCGTTGATAACAAGCTATAATTACAATGCCGTGTGGTCACCCGCTGGAGAAAGTGGTTATTCCGTAGGTGGTACGGGCAAGTCACTTTCTTATTATTACGATTCCACAGGAAAACCGATATTAGGCGGCGAATTGGCTAACAGCAATATAGTTGTTGGCGCTACTTTCTATTACATTTCTGGAACAAGTCTTTATAAAGCAATCGTAACGGAAATTGACGGCATAGGAATTCCGACAGCTTTCTACTGGAGAAATGAAGGAGTATGTCACACGCCTAATAAAACGCCAGTTTATGGTCGTGGCTCATTGGTACAATCCAACATTGCGGCAGAGGATGGCACATATCCAGCGAACGGGCGCCATACAGACGGTTATTGGTATGTGAAAGGCGCAACAGTAGGGCCATTACCACCTAACACGGTAACTGTTCAGCAAAACAGCACAGTAGGTAACGGCGGCCGCAAACTCACTAGGTTAAATAACGGGTGGTTAGTTGCAGCAACAATTTCAAGCACAAGCGGATTGTTTCTGCATGTAAGTAAGGATAAAGGCATTACGTGGTCATCACTAACCAGAATGGAGCAATCCGTTTCGGACGTCGCTATAGCATCTGTAGGCACACAAGTGTATGTGCTAGCGAGTTATATTAATAACACAACGTTAAGATTTTACCGTTTTGATGCAGTTACAGTATCAGATGTCAACATGGTGAGTAGTGGTATAAACATAGATAACAATCAGCAAAATTTCGGAAATGTCTCTTTAGCTATAGACCCGATCAACGGACAATTACATGCTACATGGGCGAGTAAAAACGCAACTTATAATAATTCGTATAACATACGTTATGGAAAGAGTATTGATGGCGGTGCAACATGGTCAGTGGTCGAACAAGTAACAAAAGTGAATTTAACAGACGCGCATTTCATTAATCCTTGCATAGTGGTCAAAAATGGTAAAGCGTACATCTTTAGTTCGCTAAGAATGGGTACAACTCAGTATATGAGCGTGGCAATACAAGGATTGGCAGCAAATGAGGGTATTTATAATCCAGCTTACACAAATTGGGGCGTTCATTTCGTTGATAAGAGCGATTTAGCATATCCAAAAGTATGTCCGTCAGCAGTAGTGGATAAAGATGGACGATTCCATGTAGCTTGGCACGCTGTAGGTGATTCGGGTGTTCCGACGTATAATTATGTTCGATATGCCTTTTCTGACGATGCAAAGTCTTGGTCATCTGTCGATAAGTTCAACAATCCAGCCTTTGGAAATCCGACAATAAGCGTTGATAAATTAGGGACTCTATTTATTTTAGGAGATAACCCAATTTCCAATCCATTACATCAATTAAAAAAAATCAAGAATGGATCGTGGGTACGTACAAGTGCGAATTATGGAGATGCTGATAAACTATTCAACCCTTCAATTTTATATGACCCTTATTTTGATGTGACGTTTGGCGAATTTTCGCCTGTCGTTTTCGAAGTCCTAACAACACCGAAAAAAATTAAATTTGGAGGTTCTTTTTCTACTAACAATGCTCCATCGATTACAATCACATCGCCCTCTAACAATCAAACATTGTACGAAAATGATGTGATAAACATTTCAGGCGATGCCTACGATTCTGACAAAGACCAATCAGTAACGGTTTTCTATCAAATTAACGGGGAACAAAGAAAAGTCTTAGCAACGAACGTCAGTCAGACACAGATTACTTTATCTAAGCAATTAACATTCAAAGATGGGAAACTGTACGATGGTGAAACGGTACTTACTGGAACACTTACTGAAGGTGTAGCTCACACTTTAAAAGTATGGGCAGTAGATAGTGAAAATGG